CCAAGTTAGCATGGATGTACCAGTATGGTATGCGCTACTTGGCCGGTATATGGCAGGGTGACAACTTTGCTACGGCTCCCGAGGCTATCGGGCGTATGACAATGACAAAAAGTCCTGGTTATCCCTACTATTACGATTGCCAAGATAAATATGAAGCTTTCGTACGTTATGGTCCGGAAATCCAACAGAACGTGAAAAATGTCCTAGCTGGTCAGCAAATGTGGCTCCCCTTTTCGCTGACGTTAAAGGATGAATTGCGGACTGCGGATCGTGTCGCAGCCGAGAAAACCAGAGGTTTCAATGCTTCGGGCATGGAACATCTTCAGTGTTCTAAACAGCTTTTTTCTCGCCAGAATGATAAGCTAGTGGAGACGATGGGTCGCCACCCGATTACGATTGGCGTTGCCGTACCAGGCCCTCAGTTTGTGAAGACGGTTCTCTCCTTGGGTAACAAGAAGAGGTGTTTCTTTGCAGATGGGGATGGTTGCGATCAACGGTTCAATCTCGGGTGTGCGCGAATCATTCGTGATCTTCGCAAGGCTTTCCTGGCTGATGATTATCACGTAGCTGTGGACATCCTGTATGATGCTGTGTATGCGGGCGATACTATCACTTTGGGTGTGGTGTACCGTTTGCTTCATAACAAATCAGGGTGGGAAAACACTGGACATGACAATTCGTTGTATTTCTGGTTGACTCTCTCAGAGGCGGTCGCGACTTTAACAGGTCGCGATCCCGATGATGTTCTTAAGTTGATTGTGAATGGAGATGACTTTGCGCTGTCTATTGACGATGACAACGTGGGCATTCGGCAAGTGCGCGATTACCTGGCTCAGTATCAGGTTTTGATTGCGTATGATAATGCTGAGCCCTGTTGGGCGCAGGAAGTAGTCTTTCTGTCACATCATCTTCGTGAGCGTTTCGTTAAGGGGCATGGAGACCTCTTAGTTGCCGCTGGCAATTATGCGAAGCTCACGTCGAGCATTAACTGGGTTCGTATGAACAATTCATTTACGTTCGAGGAGTGTGTCCTTATGCACCTGCTTGGTTTACGTCTCGTGATGTGGCCCTGGGAGTATGAGTTCTGTATGTTGGAGGCGCGGATTGATTCGTACTTGTCTACGATCATCATGACGCCCCGCATTCTGGATATTCTAGGAGCTCGCATCTCGGA